AATTCATAGAACAGGTACGTATAGAGAAATTACACCAGTTGGAGATGAAACAAGCGTTATTATAGGAAATGATTTTCAAGTTGTTGTCAAAAATAGAAATGTAAATGTCATAGGAAACTGTAATCTAACAGTTGATTCTAACTGTTCGACATATATTAAAGGTAATTGGAATATTCAGGTTGATGGTAATGTAATAAAAAGAGTTGGAGGTTTCGAAGATATCATAATCGGTGAACACCAAAAAGAAGCAATTGGTACAACTCTTAATCAAACAACTGGTAGTACTGTAACTGAAGCTTATGGTGGAAATCAAACAACAACTGCACCAAATATCTTCCTTAATTAGTATAAATAGTTACTATGGCTGGACTATCAGATTCAAATACAAATGTAAAAGCAACCACAGTTGCGTTTAATTCTTTGTATACTGATATATCTTTAGCATTTAAAGAACATCCAGTTAAAAAAGATATTCTTCCTTTAAGGGATTTAGATGCAGTTAAACAATCTATTAAAAATTTAATATTAACAAATCAAGGTGAAAGACCTTTTCAAATGGGTATTGGTGGCAATATTACACGTTATTTATTTGAGCCAGTCACACCCTTCGTTGCATTTTCTTTACAAGAGGAAATAATAAAAACAATTCGTAGGCATGAACCAAGAGTTAAAAACACACAAGTGAAAGTAATCGCTGATATTGATAGAAACTTATTCAGCGTTACAATTTCGTTTCTTGTACAGGCCTCAAACACACAAGAAGAAATTTCATTCGCACTTGAAAGATTACGATAATGGCAAAACAATTAAAAACTACAGAACTTGATTTTGATAAAATCAAAGATAATATTAAAACTTTTTTCAAAAGGACTGATTCGCCATTTAAAGATTTGGACTTTGACGGCTCCGGTTTAAATCAGATATTAGACATTCTTGCTTATAATACACATTATAATGCTGTTAACGCTCATATGTCAGTAAATGAATCTTTCTTAGATACAGCACAGATTCGATCTAATGTAGTTTCTCATGCTAAGCTAATTGGTTATGTCCCGCAAAGTAGACTAGCTTCTACTGCTTCTCTTAACCTTCGCTTTGATGCGGGCGGTCGGACCGCTGCACTAAGTATACCTGAAGGTACTTCCTTTATTGGTAAAGTAGATGGCGTAACATACACATTTAAAACTATAGCTGACTCAGCTAATGTTGAGCCAGTAGGTGGTGAATATATTTTCAATGGTATAACTATAAGAGAAGGTACATCTAAAACAAAAAGATTTGTATATAATAATTTAACCAATCAGCAATTTATTATTGATGATAAAAACATTGATAAAACAAGCCTTGTAGTAAGAGTAAAAGAAAATGAGTCAGCATTAGATTCAACAGCTCGAACATATAATCTATTTGCAATTGGTGATGATGTGCAAAGTACTTCAGAAGTGTACTACATATACGAAAACTACGAAGGTTTTTATCAGATCGAATTTGGCGATGATATTCTTGGTAAAAAGCCATCTCCAGGCGCTGTAATTATATGCGAATATGTTTCTACACAAGGTGAAGCAGCAAACGATATAAATGTTTTCTCTTTCGGTACGTATGGTGGTGAGTTCCCTATTGCTGACATTAAAACAATAGAAACTGCATCAAAATCTGCTTTTGGTGCTGAAAGAAATAGTATTGAAAATATTAAGTTCAATGCGCCGATTTCTTTTATCTCTAAAAATAGAGCAGTTACAACAAACGACTACACTGCATTAATTAATGAAAGATTTGGTAATATTATTCAAGATATATTAGTATTCGGTGGTCAAGACAGAACCCCGCCTCAATATGGTAAAGTGTTTATTGCTATAAAACCTAAAGGTGATGAAGACGTATTAACAGACCTACAGAAATCACAGATAACAGACTTTTTAAAAAATAAAAAAATTATTGCCATTGATACTGAAGTTGTTGACCCTGACATTACATTCATATTCTTTAATCTATCGGTTAAGTTTGATAAAAATAAAACAGGCTTAAGCGAAAATCAACTTGCATCTAGAGTTGAATCCGCAATAACAACATTTAATAATTCATTTGAAGAGTTCAATAACGATTTTAGATACTCAACATTTCTGAAAGCTGTTGATGCAACTGATGTATCTGTATTGAATTCATTAGCACAGGTTTTCTGCTACAAGAAGTTTGTGATTGCTAAAGATAACACACAAATCAGTAACGTTAATTTCAGGTTTAATATGTTCGGAGACGTTGGTCAAACCCAATCATTTATTTCTACAACCACTTGGGAATTTAATTCTCTTCGTTATGAATTAGAAGATAAACCAATTGCTGGTGACACAACTAAGCGTCGTCTGAAGTTAATAAGAATTACTAATAGTAATGAAAGAATTTCAACAGAGTTCGAGGCTGGTTTCTTATATCCTGCAACAGGTTTATTAGAGATTAATCCTCTTCCAACAGATGCTGATTCAACAATTGAAATTACTGCGACACCAAGGTCTTATAATATTTCAAGCTCTGAAAACAATATCTTATCACTTGATTTAAATAAAACAAATATTCAAGTAACAGATAAAGATATAAAAACAAGTGATAATATTATACGAGCTAAAGCTCTAGCTGAACAAGAAGAGGCTGCTCAGGTTACGGACACATCATCAACAACAATAACTGGTGGTAACAGTGTTTCTACGGTAAGTGCTGGCTCAACATCATCATCGTCTGCAAGTTCATCTGCAGGTTCAGCAACTACTACACCTACAACTACAACTACGACCAGCGGCTATAGTTAATGGATAATAATCACGAGAAAAGCAGAGTCAATAGTCTGCTGCCAGAGTTTTTAAAAGGAACTTCTACTGGAATAGTAAAATTCTTAAAAGAGTATTATGAAAATGAATATGACAAAGAATTTTTTAAATCTAGGGCAGAAAACGAAGAGTATGTAGATGTTGCTTCTTCTCTTATATCTGGTATTACAGAAAATAGAGATTTGGATCGGGTAAGTGAAGCAACTTTTATTGAAGAGTTGTCACAGACTGTAGCAAAGAATATTCCAGCTTCAAGTGTTGTAACTAGAAAATTTCTTATTAAACGCTTAGTTGATTACTACGATGCTCGTGGTAATATTCAAATGATTGATGCGTTCTTTAGGCTTTTCTTTAATAAGAATGTCACGTTATTTGAGCCTTGGACAAGAGTGTTGATACCTTCGAGTGGAGGTTATAATGAAAATCTTTTTGTAAGAACATTTAATAATACCGGTAATGATGCTAAAGCCGCAGTAACAAAACGAATTTCACAAAAAACGGTTGGTGGTAGTATCATAGCCGAAGCGCTTGTGTCTTCCGTTACTACAGAAACGTATGATGAAACAATCACAACGTTCAATCTGCAAAAAAATACTTTAATTGGAAATTTTCTTCCAAACTTTGATATTCAATACGAAGACGACAGTGGTGCTACAGTGTTACTTGGAAAGCCATATAGAACACTTAAATCATTTAATATTATTCATGGTGGATCAAGCTATAGTGTTGGTGATTTAGTTTTTATACCAGAATTTTTAGATGCTACATTCTATGCTCGGGTTGATTCGGTTGATAACGGAAAAGTAACAAAATTACGTATTATTTCATACGGTTCTGGTAATACAGCAGATAGTAATGTGTCTCCAGCGTTAAGAGATTTTATGGATGCTAGTTCGACAGATATGATGCATTATTACGAGACGTGCTTAGGTACAGATGGAAATGGTAGCATATCAAAGAAAGTAGATGTTGTAATTATAAGTAATGCATCTAATAGTATGTTCAACGGAACATATTTTAAAAGAATTGTAGAAGGTCAAACACGATATATTCACAACCAGCACTATATCTTTTTTGATACTGCAACAAATAAATGGTCTCTTGTCAACGGTTCTCAGATTATAGATACTTTACCAACTGCAATCACTGAATCTGATGGTTTTTGGTCTGCAGTTGATTCTCCTGGCAACGATTGGGAATCTCCTTTAGATTCTCCTGGCGACGATTATCTTGTTGGTTCTACATATGAAGAAAAGAGAATTATTGATCCACTTCTTCCTGCAGGATTAAAAATTACATTAAATTTTGATTTATTAATAGATGAAGGCGGCCGATATAGAGATGAAAAAGGTAGACTCTCAGATGATATAGTACTTCAAGATTCTAATTTCTTTCAAAAGTTTTCGTATGAACTTGCAACAGATCAAGAATTTTCGAAATACAAATCTTTTTATGTAGAGCTATTACACCCTGCAGGAGAAAAACCATTTCATAACACTGAAAAAACACTTCCAACACAAAAGTTAGTAGTTAGTAACGAAGCCTTCGCACCATTGAATTTTGTGCCAGTAAGTTTGATAGCTGATAGCGATGATTCACCACCTGCACTACAACGTATAAATATACCAGGAGTAGTTTTCATAACGAATCAGACTTATTTTAACGTAGATGATATTGGGTTAGATAGTCCACCAGCCGTAGACAAAACATATATAAAAGAAGATTACTTAAACACAACTTTAAAAATAACATATTAATCATGGGCGTAACAATAAACACACCGGATGCAACTAGTACCGCTACCACAAACAAATCTTTATCTAAAAAAGAAATTAGATCAAAATTTTTGAGTGATTTTAAAGCTCGCATTGATGGCCAATTAGATAAACTTTATCTTTTCTATGGTCGGCCTTACGATTTTGATAGCCCAAACACCGGTCCATTACCAGAACCAATAGACTCGATAAGTGATGATGCTTCTATTCGAAAAGCTATTATGGCTTTGAAGTTAATTAGACCCGAAGATGTTACATTAGCAATCCGCCGCATTGAATGGACGACTGGTACTAAAGTGTTTACTCAGTATTCTAATCTCATTGATTTAGAAGATAAAGACTATTATGCTTTTGTTAAATCTCAGAATAAACTTTATATTTGCTTAGATAACAATAATGGTGCAACATCAGTTACAGAACCGAATAGTAGCGATGGCACGCCTTTTACTACGGCTGATGGGTATAAATGGAAACTCCTCATCGATTACAATAGCTCTGTAATAAGAAAATTTTCAGCTACAACACATTTACCTTTACCGATCAAAGGATCAGAGCAGATAAAAGTATCTACAACTGGTGGACAAATTGAAAGATTAGAATTAACAGATGATTCGCCAGAAACAATAGACTATACTGATGCATCACCTTTGTTAAGTGAAGTACCTTTCTTTATTAAAGGCGACGGTGATGATGTAAGAACAGGACGAGCAACTTTTGCATCAAATATCAACCCACCACAGGTAGAAGGGTCAGCATTAGTTTCGGCTACAATCACTGAGGCAGGTACTGGTTATTATAATGATAGTACTAGAGGAACTGTACCAGTTGAGTTTAGATTAACTGACCCATCTACCGCGGGAGTTGGTTTTAAACTTGCTTATGGATTGGCAACAATTACTAATGGAATAATTACTGCTTTAGAAGTTGTTAATGGCGGTAATGGATATCCAACAAGTGGCACTTTAACAATTGTGCAGTCTTCTGCAATTGCGTATGCAACGTTAGATGGTTCTGGTGATAGAATTACTTCTACTGTTATAGAAAAGCCTGGAGCAAATTTTAGAACTGCAAAAGTTGTATCTATTGCTGGTAATGCAGTTAGTGATGCTGAAGATGCTGATAGTTATATACAACCAATAATATCACCATTTGGTGGCCATGGTAGTAATTTACAATCAGAGTTAAGTGCTACATCGCTCTTTCTTAATATAAGAGTGTCTTCTGATACATCAGAATTTACTCAAACTAATGATTTTAGACAAATCGGTATTATTTCAAATGTAAAAGATACTCTCGGAGCAGATATACCGGACGAAAGTATCGATGCAACAACATCAGCTACTTTAGTCGCAGGTGCAGGAATGGAGTTTTCAAGCATTTCTGCCGATGCTATTATAGAAGGTCGCGACAGTTTACACATAGCAAATATAGTTGATCTGAATGAAACAAGTACTACAACAACAATGAGGTACTTAAACAGTCAAGAAGTTCCTTATAGTAACACTTTTAATAATAGTGAAGTTGTAGATTTTGACGCGGATACGAACAACAAAACTGGATTTACCATTAGTAATATCACAAAACCTACAATTGATATTTTTAGCGGTGACATTTTGTTTATAAATAACAATACTGCGATACAACGAAACGCTGAGCAGACCGAAACTCTTAATTTCATATTTAACTTTTAGAAAATGCCAATATCAACATTTAATCAAGCACCTTACTTTGATGATTACAACGTCGAAGATAAAAATGATAATAACAAAACGGTCGTAGATAAAAATTATCTTAGAATACTTTTTCAACCGGGTTTTGCTGTACAAACACGTGAGCTCAATCAGCTTCAATCATCACTACAAAACCAGATAGAACAGCTTGGTAATCATTTCTTCACAGAAGGTAGTGCAATTTTTGGTGATGATAAACCAATTTTTAATGACGGCTTGCACTATGTTGACATTATACCCAATTCTGCAGCACCCACCGGTTTAGTTGATCTTCTTAAATTACAAGGTAAAATAACTGATATAGGAACTGAAGCAACTGTTGTAAACGTAGAAGCGTTTACTGAAAATAACGTAGATAAAATAAGATTATACGTTACTTATGATCAAGGTGGAGAATTTGAAGTACCTGATGCAGATGATGGTTTAAACAGTCCACTTGGAAATGACGCGTTGTATTTCGTTGAAGGTGAATATGTTGATTCTTTAAATACGGTAAATGAGTTTGCAGGTCATGTTGGAATAATTGACGCGACTGGTTACGGCTTTAGCTTTTCTATAAGAGAAAATGTTTATTACACTAATGGTTCATTTGTACATTTTCCCGATACAAGTTTATTTCTAAGAAAAGCTGAAGGTGAAATTGTAAAAAGTGAATTACGCTTTATAGTATCAGAAAATAAAGTTAATAGTACGCAAGACAGTACATTACTTGATAATGCAAATGGTTCTTCTAATTTCTCAGCGCCTGGTGCTGACAGATATCAGATTGTGTTGAGACCAATTATTGTTGTACCGAATGATGAGAATGGTGTTGCACTAAGAAACCTTAATGGTGGTGCTAATTCAACAATTGTGTTTTTAGAAGATGATAGTAATATAGGCGTTACAAAAAGATTACTTACAGTTGGTGAAGGTGGTGTTAAAGAAGAATCTACTAATGCATTTAATGATTTTGACAAAAAGGCTGCAAAGAGAACTGCTGAAGAAAGTGGTAATTATGTATTACAGCCTTTTAGAATTACATACGAAAACTTTATTAGAGAAGAAAATCCAGCGATTAACGGATACTATACGGAACCATTTATTATTGAACAATCACCATTTGGTATATCAACCGCTGAAGACGCTAGACAACATTACATTGTCGAAGTTAATACGTCAATTGCTTACGTAAATGGATTTAGATATACGTATCCACCTAAAGTTATATTAAAAGGTGTAAGGGCTAGAACATTTGAAACTATTACAGATGGTTTAGAATTATCTATGAATTATGGTCATTATGTTGAGGTTGACCGTGTTGACTCTCCATCTGCTACCCTATCTTTTACTCCAGCTCAAATAGCAAATATTAAAAGTGTAACAGAAATAGGCACTACTCAAAGAATTCATACATTTCAAAATGAAGATGTTGGTCAAACTTTAGACAATGTTTCTAATCCAACACTTTTATTTAAATTACCTTTTCCAGGTGTAAAAAGTGTAGGTGGTTTTGAATACGAAAGAGTATCAAGATTTACTAATGTTACAATACAAGAGACTAATAAACTAATAATTAATTCTAGTGGAGGTAATTTTAGTGAAACTTCAGCTATTTCGACTCCTGCTTATGGTGTATTTGACGCGAATGGTAAACTATTGAATCCTAGTTACGATTTTACTATACTGGTATCAGAGAGCACTGCTAGTACAGTAAAGCTACAGCTTAATGATACTAGCGCATTTACCCCACCTTTTACAATCCTTGCACCAGAAGATGTTCCAGACGTAATTGTTAGAACAAAAACTCAGCAAAGCGGAGACACTGCAGTAAATGTTACTAGTACGAGTGAAGAAACTATACTTACACTTACAAATAGTGACGTAATCTTTTCAGAAGATAAAGTAAATCTAACAATCGAGCTTGACACTAATCCCGGTGTAAACGTTTCAGGCGCAAAGTTTAGAGTTATTGATGACGGCCAAAAGAAAGACAGATATACTAGACCTGTTATTGGCATTTCAGGTCTCTCAAGTACTGGCGCCCATACTGTTAAGTATAACTACTTTTCTCACACTAGTGGTGATTACTTTGCTTCTAACTCATACGATAATGCATTTGGTAGCTATGGTGACTATTCTTCAATACCAACACTTGATTTTTTAGAAAACACATCTCTAGCTGATGTTATTGACTTTAGAATTAAAGAAATAGCAGATGATCAAGATGATAATGCTAGCAAACAAGCAATACCTAGACCAAACTCGACAGCAAAGATAACTAATCTCGAAGCTTATGAATCAAGAATTGATAAACTGATTATTAATGACGGCGGTACTCTTGAAATATTTCAAGGCGAGCCAGCTCGCGAGCCGGTTCCACCTATTCCACCAAAGAATTCTCTTACATTATATGAAATGTTTGTTCCATACTACACTAGTGTGTTGCCTGGGATTAGAAATCAATATTTTGATAATTCAAGATATACAATGCGCCAGATTGGCCAAATCGATAAAAGACTTCAACAAATTGAATACACTTCAGCATTAAATTCAGCTGAATCGAGTGCTAATAATAGATTATTTACAGATGCTGACGGTAACACTTTATTTAAAAGTGCTTTTATTGCTGACAATTTTTCTGGTCATAGTGTCGGTGATCTTAAAGCGCCTGATTATTTAGTAGCAGTTGATAGAAAAAACAAAGAAGCGAGACCGTATTATAAACAAAAGAATTTTAGATTTTTTTACCAATTTGCACCAGCGCCGACTGTCGCAGAACAAGAAGATAACTTAATAGAAAATGTAGAAAGTGTAGCTGACCCAGCCAATACTTATACTCTTAATGAAAGTGATCATGTTGTTGATACTAGAACAACTAAGATACCCGAAGAATTACTTATAACACTAGGAGATGGTAGTACTAAAGTATTACCACTCAGATATAATAGTTTGTATTACACATATTTTTCTGATCCTGTTGATGGCGAATCATATTTTAGAGCAACAGTACTACCGCCATGGGGCAGTGGTAATACGTATGGTTGGCTTCGTAAATCACGATATAGAGCTAATCAAACCGATGAACAATTGCGGGATTTTGTTAAAAATTATCATAGAGGTCTACTTAACTTATTTTCTCGAAACTACACGCATATTACGAACAAGTTTGATGAAAATGAAAATAATTTTATTGTCATTATACAAGAATTTACTAATAACACTGTAAGCGGAAAAGGACCTGGCACTACTTGGTTTAATCGCAGATTTCGTCGCCGTCATCACTGGCTCGGCTCGCATCGCTTTTTTCACGGACAAAACGCGGCTGATCAAGCTATTTGGATAACACAAGATGGTGTAGCCAATCCAAATAATTTTACAGCCACTCCTGCGCTGTCGACAGCGATGCAAGGGTCTACTTTCTACGAGGCAAGTCGTCATAATTCTAATATAACAGTTGGAAGAATTTTTAGTCCTGTTGCAACTGAGACTAAGATTGCTGTAACAGGTAAAAGCCCATTAGCAGCCGCCAAGAAAAGTGATGTAGTTGACGGCGCATCTACAGCAGAAGTTCTCTCATTATGGGAAGGTACAACAGAAGAATTATTTAAACAACCTGCATTATCAAATACGATTAATCTACAACCGTTTGAAGTTACAAATTATGAAGGCCATGTAACACTTTCGCCTTCTAGTGATGAATGGATTGATTCAGAACAAAGGCCAGCTGTTACTATTAATAATAATGGTGCAATGGATGCAATTGAATTCTTGCAGGATAACAACCTAGTTAATTTCGAAGGTGTTCTTGGAACAGATTGGAACTCATGGCAAACAACCTCTCAGAGTGTTGATGTTAATCGAACAGTACAGCTACAACAAACATTCTTTACTAATCACCGCGGTCAGAGACGTACAAATAATCGATCTACTACAACTACAAACACTACAATAACAACACAACAAAGCAGAACTGGAACTAATACAACTCTAGGCTTTGATACAATTGAACAAGACTTAGGCGAACGCATAGTTGATCTTAATATTGTACCTTTTATTCGTTCTCGTGATATTTCATTTAAAGCAACTGGCCTAAAACCTGGTACACAACACTACATCTTTTTTGATGGTGATGATGTTACACGATATTGTGCTCCTACCGGCGGGCAATTCTTAAGGTATTCTGAAACCGATAATGTTAACACGTTTAACGGTCAAGGCGAGCCAAATACTACTGCTGCTAATTATGTTGGACCGATCAGCGCGAGTTCCTTTAATGCTTATACAGCGCCTCTTAGTTCTACACTGACACAAGGAGATTTAACAGGAACTTTTAGAATACCAAATAATAATTCATTAAGATTTAAAACTGGTATTAAAGACTTTAAGATTACTTCTTCACCAAATAATAATGATAACGAAGCGGATTCTTTAGCACAATGTCAATATCACGCAAATGGTTTGCTTTCAGCAAAAGAACGGGTGATTATGAGTACAAGAACACCCGAACTTATACAAACAGAAGTTCAAGAAAGTAGAACAACTACACAAAGAAACACTACTGTTCAAGTTCAGTTTGGTGGTGCCGCCTGGCGAGCGTGGATACGTCGTGGTGACCCTATCGCTCAAACATTTTTAATTAATGAAGACGATTATGAACACGGTGTATTCTTAAGTGACGTTGATTTGTATTTTGCTGAAAAGCCAGGTGCAAATATTGACGTTGAAATTTATATCGTACCAACAGACAACGGAATTCCAACTTCAGACGTTGTACCCGGCTCACGATCTGTTAAGTCAAATAGTGAAATAATAGTTTCGGGTAGAGAACCTACAAATCCTGCTGCACAGATTTTACCAACTAAATTTAAATTCGAGCGTCCTTTACACTTGAAATCAGGCGTTGAATATGCTATGGTCGTGTTCTCTAATTCGATAGATTATAGAGTTTGGACATCCGTTCTTGGTAAAAAAGATTTATTGACTGATAATACTATTACAACAAATTCTAGTATTGGTGTTCTTCTAAAGAGTCAAAACAAAAGAACATGGACACCAGACCAATATCGCGATTTAACGTTTGTAATGAATAAGTGTGTCTTTCCAGTAGGAGACAAAGCATTTCAATTCAAAACATCAGTTGGTGATAATCTAAATGGTGTAGATCAATTTGATTTTAGTTTATTCAATGTAAACGAAGAAAGTCTAAAATTATCTGGTACTAATGTTAAACATGACATAGAATTTACAAATCCTAATAATAATGTTATTAATGGTGTGTTCAATGGTGTAGAAACAAGAACAAATGTCCCATTACGAAGTGCTATTAGTAGTGCGACTGTTATTAATTCAACTGTAACGTTGAGTACTGATGATCGTAATATTACTCCAATGTTTGATTTGGAAAGATATTCTATACTCGGTGTTAATAACACTACAACTGGACCGCGGACTACAACAAATACGCAAATCGCTGCAGCTTCTGATGAAGAAGGTTATGTAACACAATTAGTAGACGTACTAAACCCATCTTCAACATTCCGCGCAACAATACAGGTTTTTAAACCAGCCACCACGTCTGATGTAAAAGTCTTTGTTAATTTTGATGACGCAAAAGGAACTGATGGTAATAGAGAATATACACATATTCCAGTTACTACAGCAAATGGTGTAAAAACAGATTTGATACCAGTAACAGATGTTGCTCGAGACGAATTTGTCGATGTCGAATTTGAATTTACTCCAGCTACAAAGTTTGAAACAATGCGGATAAAGGTTGTGTTTGAAGCTGCTGATTCTGCTAAAGTTTGTAGAATAAAGAACTTCGCTGGCTTTGCATTAATCTAAAATGGACTTAGTAAGAGACACAAAAAGTAAAGCAATCATAAACAATGATAGTTTAGAACTTCAAAGATTATTAAAAGAAAGAGAAAAACACGCAGAATTTTTAAAGCTTAAAAAAGAAGTAAAAGAGCTTAGAATGATTATAGATAATATAGTAAAGAATGAAAGATAACTTAAATATTAAAGGCACAGTGTTTCTCAAACTTGAGAAAAAAGATGGTAGCGTAATAAACAAAACCATCGAAAACATTATTGTCAATACTGGAAAAGAATTCTTTGCTAAACAAATATTCAATGATTCTACTGCTGGCACTGTTACTAAGATTGGCATTGGAAGAGACGACACCGCACAAGTAGTAAGTAACACTATTACAAGTTTTAAAGGTGCTACTACTAATCCAGGCCCTATTATAAAAAATATTGAAAGTTTTAATTCTAGCATTGAAACTATTGGTGGAATAAAAAATCAAATTGATTTTGTTACAACATTTTACGATACAGCCGCAGACACACTTTTAGACGCTGGTCTTACTAAATACGAGATTAAAGAATTAGCATTAATAGGTTTGAGTGGTGATTCACCACAAGAAGATGTATTATTGTGTAGAACAACTTTCGGAAGCGGAGTAGGTTTTGATAAAGCTACTACAGACGTCGTTACAGTAACATGGAGACTTACAATTAACTAAAATGAGTTTAATTACAATAAGAGACGCTAGAGATATAGCGAAATACAAGCAAATTACAATATCAGTTATTTCGAAAGATAATACTGCAAAGACACTCACGTGTACTAATGACTCTGAATTCAGAACGTTAGTAGTAGGCATGAGAATCTTAGACCTCAATTCACCTGGTGATGGCACAACGTCTAATAAGATAGTATCTATTGCTTCCAACGTGCTTACGATGGAATCAGATGCTGATTTTGCTACTGGTAGCCTTACATTTACTTCTGTAACAGCAAAAGAATCACCTTTAACAAATTTAGAAGTCGATGAAAACTTTCTTGCACTAGAGAAAGAAAAACTTGACGCGCTTGGTAATCAGATTCTAACAGGTAACGTTGAAATTAGAGATAGTGACGATACTACTAATCCTGGCTTTGCTGCAGATTCTTCGGGTAACTTATTTGTATCTAATAAAATTATAGCAGATTCAGTTGATATCGGTGGATCGGGCGGTACAGCCACTCTTACAACAACAGGTGATGTTGAAGCAGAAGGTTTAAGACTAAATGGCGAGTTTGATGATCGTGTTCTTTTTGAAAAATACTTTATTACTAGATTTAATCAGCATCTTCTATGTGAATATACTGGTGTAGCTAATAAGTTCGTGGGGTATTCAGTTCTGTTCTTAAGTAGCTCCTCAGGTAATCTAAATAGTTTAAATGTAGGCGATCAGCTAGAATTTAATCTCAAAACTTGTACGATTAAAGAAAAATTTGACGGTGCCGAAAAGTTTGTTTATGTAGAAGATAATAGTGCTACACTTGATCAAAACTATGCTGTAGGTTCTACGGATAGTGTCGGGTCAGATACTTTTACACTTAAGAAATTTTTAAGGGTTGAAGATTATTTAAAACCAAATCAATTAATTAAAATATTTGGCGCGGGTGAAGTTGCTGTTGCAGTTCCTGCAAACCCTAGTATATCTGAAGATACAAGTCTTAGCACTACTGGTAGCACTACGTATGAATACAAGGCTTTACAACTAAATCGGAAAACAGGAAAAATAAGTGTAGCCGATGGTAGCTCAGGTACTGTTAGCATAGATAATCAACCTATTGCTGATTTTGATGAAACAACATTTAACAGACTTAACATAACAAGAAATGCTAGCACAGGTAATCTTTTAGAAGATTTAGTTGTGTTATTATATAGAAAAGCTGGTGCTGAATCAGAATTTAGCTTAGTTGCTATTATTGATGATTCGTCATTTTCTACTACTTCGGCAGTATATAATGATTATGGTAATTTTATTGTAAACGATTGGTCAGGTAGAAAAACAACTGATGGAAGATATACTGATGCTGTTAAGTTGGAATATATACCTTTAACGTATGAACTTCGAGCTGCGTCTACTAATGATTACCTATACAATCATGGTTATCAATATGTTCGTGTAAATGCTATTACTAGTAATGATAATACATTTACTGTAAAAAGTAGAGATGTAACAAATTCTGCATTTGCATTAAGTGGTGATGGTGATGACTCACCACCTGATAGAGCTACAATGAGAAAGTTAAGACTTTTCCATAATAACTTAGTTACGTATGATGACGGTGGTAATTTAACTGGTGGATTTCAAAAGCTAATTAATGACAGAAAAGCAACTGGTCAAGATGTTGTTAACTTACTTGCAGGAACATATCATACAAGCGTCTTTTCATTACCAAACAACATTAAATTAAAAGGCGAGTCGAGATTTAACACTATATTAAAACTTCCGCCTTTAGATGATTATAACGACCATTTTACTGCAAGAGACGATGCAGGAATCACATCAAATGACGATATTCTTCAAAATTCTTCATTCAATTATAATAATACTATACTAGGTTTGACTAAAGCTTCTGACGATACATCAAAGCATAATATTTCAGTTGAAGACCTTACAATTGATGGTAATTTTATTAATAGATTTAACTCAGACGATTCTACAACAGCAAGTGTTATAGCTGACAATCTTGTAAGAGCAGAAAATGTAAATCAGTGTCTTTTCCGTGGCGTTGTGATTAAAAATTCTGTTGGAGGTGGTGTTTATGCCC